CGAACGCAAGACCCTCTTGGGGAATATTGATGATGTTCTGACTTTTGTCATGAGCGTATATTCTGAGACTATTGGCAACTTTAGTTTTCCCGGAACGTATTCTCTGTGGCTGTTGGGGACATTTATCATCTCCGGGTTCTATTTCATTTCCTATGGACTACTGCTGGCTATCCAATCCAGCCTACATTACATTGGTTTTCGTCCTATGTACACTCCTGTTATACAGTTTGTGTATATGGTTGACGAAGGCCAAAGTGTGTTTAACAACATTAGTCTGTTTGTTGATAATGAGTATGAGCCTGTTGTACGCTTCGCTTATCCGTTCTTTTTGATCGGTTTCCTGTACTATATGTACCCGCGCCTCCTTCGTTGGTGGTATGGGACTGTACGTAAGTCAGGAGACATGACATTGACGGATGTGCATGCCGATGAGTCTGGAAGGTATGTGGGGAATGTTTTGTACATCCCCAAATGGCCCTTCAGTCTGATTGACAAGCCGAAGCTGATTCGTATTGTGATATCCTCACAGACGTTTCGAGACTTGGTCGTTGGGATTAGCGAAACAAATACACCACCAACCAGCACCGGCAAAGTGTTGGAAATGGCGGTACCAGGCTCGTTTCTTGAGAAAACCAAGGCACCAAAGTTCTGCGGCATTATCCATTGTGCCGACCCTGATCTAACCGATTTACACGGCAAGATCATTGGGGTCCTCACTCGGATTAAACAACGCAGTGGAACTGTCGGTATCACGGCTCATCATTGTCTCGAGCAAATCACTATGCGACAGAATTCTGGACATAAGGTTTATCTGAACTTTAATGGCCGGGATTATTTGATCCCCCCTGTGGATGTGCTCACGCACTCCCCCCACGCTGGTGACAACTTGGACATTGCTGTCCTTCATTTTACTGCTAGATTTTGGTCTATGACAGGCATGAAGGCAGTAAAGTTCAATAAGGTCATCAAGGTGGGTGACATCATCAAGGTGTACACTCCGGAGGTTAATGGCTCGTGGCTTTCGTCACTAGGCACTGTCCTGAACCCAACTACATTGTTCAAACTCGAACATTCGGCTTCAACGCGTTTTGGAACCAGTGGCTCTCCCCTCATATCGAATGGGATTGTCAAGGCTATCCATACTTCGCGAAATGAGTCGAAAGGCTGTAATTGTGCTTCCTCCCCCGTGGAAATGTTGGAGTCAGACCGTATTCGTACGGAGACTCCATTACCTGAACTTGATCTTTGGCAAGAACAAGAGCGGCATTACAACGAGGATGATGAAGAACGATTCGAACGCCGTTACGATCGAGGTTTCGATGAAGATAAGTTCGCTGAGGATTTGCGAGAAGGCTATGATTTAGATGATGACTACTCACATGTTATCATATACTCTAAGCAAGAACATCGAGAATATGTGTCTATGGACCACAAGCGCTACTCTAGAGCAGAGTTAGATGATCAGTGGA